GCCCGAAGCTAATATTAGATCCATCATTAGTAATTGATGTATCACCAAGATAGATAGTTTTTCCAGAAAGATACAAATCTTTCCATTTGTAATTTGAATCTCCAAGATCATATGTACTGTCTTGCCAAGGGACAACGTTTCCTCTTATAGCAAGCAATTTTGCATATATGTCAGAGTCATTTGCAGCTATACTTCTTTGTGCAACATAAGCAGAATCAACAAGAGCAACTGTCTTTGCAGAATCGAGTGCATTATCTCGAATTAGAATAAGTGTAGCACCAGAATCCATAGCTACACCGGTGCGCAATGCAATATAGTTTGAATCTACTGTTGAATTAATGATACCAATTGTTGCGGAATTAACAACAGAAGCAATATTAGTATCGAGAACAAGTGTACCACTTGAGTCAGGAAGAAGAATGGTATTATCTTTTGTAGGATCAACAACGCTTAGAGCGGTTTCAAAAGAATCAGCTGTAGTACCTTCAAAACTAATTTGGTTACTATCAAAATACACGCCATAACGAGCAGCACTGATTCCAGTGGTAACTTGTATTGCTCTTACATCAGTAAAGAGTTCGTCAAAGTTTTGATTTATTTTATTGCCGGCTGTTCTAAGATCATCACCAGTACCGTCATTACCGGTGGTGCCGACATTAATAATTTGCTTAGCCATATTAAATCCTACAAAATGAATTACTGTTATTTATAATAAAAGTTATTGACTGGTTACGTATTGACCTACAGTTTTTACACTAAATGGAGCAATGTGTCCATCATCAACATAAGGAACACAATAAGCATCATGCTGTCTAAGGTCCATAGTTTCGTATGTGTTATCAAATCTCATAGCTGATCCACCCGCTGAATCCGTAAATTCATCAAATGTAACACCCTTTTTCGGGAATCCGCCGAATTCATCTAGATTATTATACCATGTTGTAAAGTAAGCCATAGGTAAGGTGCCGGCAGAGTCATAAAATTCTGGTGTGCGTAATGGATTCATTCTCTGTGGACATCCATCAGAATCTCCACCATCATCTGGAATAAGAATAGTAGTTTCGGCTTCTGGTGACAATAACATTTCTGCCACACTGATAACTTTTTCTCTAATATCTTCAGCAGGATTTGAAGATGCTGTCGTTATCTCTACGTATCCTTCACCTTCAAGTACAGTTTGAGACCCTAGATAAAATCCTGAAGGATGTACGAATTTTCTGTATAACTCTTCCCAAGTACTTAAAGACAATGGAGACTTAATCATAATAGAAAGGATTTGATATAGAGCTCCGTCAGTCAGAACCTTTGCTTGTTCTGGACCAATAGGATCGACACCTACATAAAGTATTGATTTTTTAGGATAGATAACTTCAATATCTTCTCCAAAAAATGCTCTAAAAAATCCTTCAGCTGAATAAAGAGAACCTTTTACTCGAAAAAAATTACCGAAATTTCTTAAGGCTTCACGAGGAAAAATAAATTGACTTTGAGAAATACCAAGAGCCATTTCATCAAAAACAAAATCTAGCCTTTGAAGTGTTGTGTCTTGTAGATCTCTTATAGTCCTAAGTTCGGCAATAGCGCCACCGAAGTTTTGATCTGAATCTAAAAATTCGTAATAGCCTTCAAGGAAAGAGACAAGATTTGGATAAGTATCAGCAAAGTATTCAGGCAGTACTTCATGAACTAAACTTTTGCGAAAGTTAGGTTCAAATCTTAAAAAATCTCTTTGTGTTTCAAATGTAGCCATTATACGTTAACTTTAAGTGATGGTGTTTGTCTGTCTGTTCTTGCTGTAGCGGAGGATCTACCTGCATCTAAAACCAATATGTAATTACGTAGAGGTTCAATTTTACCATCATCTTGTGGTAGTACATTAATTTTTACATAAGTATTGCCACTAATTACCTGTGACGGATTAAATCCAGTAAGAGTTACTGTTCCATTTTCTGGTGAATACCCGCCGACATTATCAAGCAATACATTACCATCTAGATCAAAAATCTGTAATGTTGAAGATTTTAATTTATTCTTGATCTGTGCAGCTACTCCATTAAATTCAAATGTATCAGACTGAATTCTATGGAATACGTCATCAGGAGATGCTATTTTTACTGGATAATAAAG